AACGGCTTAAAAACACCGTAAATGTCTCTCAAACAGCCCTAATCGACCAAGCAAAGAAGGTTGTAAACAGTGAAATCGAGACCGCAGAAAGACTTTATAAGCAAGCTTATGAGTCCGGCGATGCCGATTTACTGCTAAAGGCACAAAAAGAATTAACTTTGGCGGCACTAAAGGCTGAAAAAGTTAACAATTTTAAGCCTGCCCCTTTACAGGAACCCAAAAACGTAGTACAAACTACTCACCCGCAGGTTCCTGAGATCGATTCCAAAGCCCAAGATTGGCAACGTAGCAACTCTTGGTTTGGAAAAGACGAAGAAATGACCAGCTTGGCCCTAGCGGTGCATACCAAGTTGGTTAATTCGGGCGTTGACCCGAAGAGTGACGAATACTATCAACGACTAGATACCCGAATTCGTCAAGTCTTCCCAGATAAGTTTGAGTCTGAGGAGACCGCTGATACGAAGCAGCGCCCAAAATCAAATGTTGTTGCTTCTGCGACCAGAAGTGTAGCCCCTAAAAAGATTACTCTGACGGCAACGGAAGTACAGATTGCCAAGCGTTTGCAAATTCCATTGGAAACATACGCTAGGGAAGTAGCTAAACTCAGGAGAAATCAAAATGGTTGAACAAACTCGTACCCGCCGTGATTCCGAATCACGTACTATTCATGAGCGTCCTAAAGCGTGGAGGCCGCCAGAGATGTTACCTATGCCAGACCCCCGTCCGGGTTGGGATCATAGATACATTCGTATTAGTATGATGGGGCAGAATGATCCCAAGAATATTTCTTCTAGGCTCCGTGAAGGATATGAACCCGTGAAAGCGGAAGAGTATCCCGAAATGATGGTGCATGCTAACCCTGATGGCCAATTCAAAGGCAATATTGAAATTGGCGGTTTATTGTTATGCAGGATTCCCAGTGAGTTTGTGCAACAAGCGCAAGCCTACTATGAGAATCAAAACAAATCTCAAATGGATTCTGTTGACAATAACTTCATGAAAAACAGTGACCCCAGAATGCCTCTTTTCAAAGAGAGACAGAGCAAGGTGACATTCGGTTCTGGTTTTTAAATTAACACAGGAGTCTTAAATGGCATATCCAACAATACCGGCCCCTTACGGGTTTAAGCCGATTAATTTGATTGGTGGTCAAGTTTTTGCTGGTGCAACAAGACAGTTGCCCATCCAATACAACTTTGCTACCAACATTTATTTTGGCGATTTTGTATCTATTACTCGTGGTTACATTGTTCGTGCAACAATGACAACTGCTGGTGGCGCAACCACTGGTGCAGTTAACTACGGTCAAATAGGTATTTTCCTGGGCTGTACATATACAGATCCCGTTACAAAGCAAAAGCGTTTCAGCCAATACTGGCCAGCAAACACTTTAGCTGGTGACGCTTTGGCATATGTTACAGATGATCCCGATGTCCTCTTTAAAGCTGCGGCTACCACAAGTACCACCAGCATTACAATTGGATCATTCTCTGTGCCTATGCTTGGTTTGAACTTCCAAGGTTCTGACTACACAGGTTCAACAGCCGCAGTTGGTGGAAACATCAATACCGGCGATTCTTACAATGGTGTTTATGCTGGTGGATTTTCAACATCTACTACATCATATCCATTCCGTTTGGTTGATGTGATCCGTGATACAGCTATTGCAACGACAGCTACATTGTCTAGTGGTGGTGGTGGCACAACATTGACAGTTAGCGCTTTGCCCTCTGCTTTACCTGTTGGTACAGAAGTTGGCTATTTGGCTTCTAACGGTCAATACATTGGTACAGGATCATTTGTATCTAGCGCAGCCGCTTTGGGAGCTACAAGCGTTTCAATTAACGCTCAAGCAGCCACAGTTGCATCCCCCGCTGGTACATCATCCACCGGTATCACAATCCCTGCTAATAGCACTTTAGTATTTACTCAGTACCCAGAAGGCATCTTTAAGTTGAACTTTGGTTACCATTCATACTATGATGCTACAGCTACTCAAACAGCTTAATTAAGGAGCAATTAAATGGCTATTTCACGTGCACAACTACTGAAAGAGTTGCTCCCCGGACTTAATGCATTGTTCGGTTTAGAGTATGCTCGCTACGGTGAAGAACACAAAGAGATCTATGAAACAGAGACCTCCGAGCGTTCTTTTGAAGAAGAAACAAAATTGTCTGGTTTCTCTGCTGCTCCAGTCAAGGCCGAGGGTTCTGCCATCGCCTATGACAACGCACAGGAAGCATGGACAACCCGTTACAACCACGAAACCATTGCGATGGGCTTTTCAATCACTGAAGAGGCTATCGAAGATAACTTGTATGACTCATTGTCTGCACGTTATACAAAAGCTTTGGCCCGTGGTATGGCTTACACCAAGCAGGTTAAAGCTGCTGCCGTTTTGAATAACGGCTTCAACTCAGCCTACACTGGTGGTGACGGCGTTTCTTTGTTTAACTCTGCTCACCCATTGGTGAATGGCGGTACAAATGCCAACACTCCATCAACCCCCGCAGACTTGAACGAAACAGCATTGGAAAATGCAGTTATTCAAATCGCTGCATGGACTGATGAGCGTGGTCTTTTGATCGCTGCCAAGCCCAAGAAGTTGATTGTTCCCCCAGCATTGCAGTTCGTTGCAACTCGTTTGCTCGACACAAAACTGCGTGTTGGAACCAACAACAACGACATTAATGCTATCGAGAACAATGGTTCAATCCCCGAGGGTTACACCATTAACCACTTCTTGACAGCACCTAATGCTTGGTTCTTGATCACTGATGTACCTAACGGTATGAAGCACTTCGAACGTACCCCTATGCAAAACAGCATGGACGGTGACTTCGACACAGGCAACGTCCGTTACAAAGCTCGTGAGCGTTATAGCTTCGGCTGGTCAGATCCTCTCGGAATCTACGGTACGTACTAAAAACAATGGGGGCCTAAAAAACCCCCATTTTTTGTTGACCATGTTTAAACTACATGGTATAAATGGACATCTGGGAATTTTCTCTTGTTGCCACTGGCCCAGCAGACGATGCAACGATTAACAAGAGGCTTTTGCATAAGGAGTTATCATGGGACGCAGTACATTTGAAGGGCCAATTTTGGCAGGTGACAATAGATTTGGCCCCCAACGTGACGTTGGAACCACTGTATTATCACAATACGCATTTTTAAACTTTGCAACCACAACCGCTGGAACAGCAGGTTATGGCGGTGGATCAACAATTTTTATTAACTCCAACGGCATTCCAAACAACATTGCTACGATTTATGCTCCACAAGCTGGAGTGTTCAGCAATACCGGCCCAACAACCGGAACAACACCAACCGCAGATGCATCTGGAACGATTTATCGTGGTGCTGTGTTCTTGTTGCCCGCTTCATCTTATATCCAAGACATTATCATTGATAGCGTTTTGAATGCATACGATGGAAGTACAAATGCAACTACATTGAATGCTTATGCATCAAATGCATTTAACACAGGAACAACTCCTTTGTATGGCGCATCTGGTGCAATCACCACTTACTCTGGTAGCGCAAACGTGCCTGTTCGTACAGCAATGACATTTACTCAAGCTCAGTACGGCAATGCTCAGTCTACATTGCAAGACGTTCAAAACATTCAACCCGGACAGCAACCTACATGGTTCTCTCAAGTGGTTGTAACTTTGAAATTTACAACCGCATCATTGTCAACACCTACAGCAGGTCAAGTTGGTATTACGGTTCGTTATGTACAAGCTGATACAAATATCGGCAACTCCACAACTTACCCCTACGGTAATTTTGACTGATAGTCAGGGGGGCTTCGGCCCCTTTCTTTAACGTAAGGAGTATGTAATGGGATTGAACCTTTTAAATTTTTTCTCGCCTAATAACCAAACGGCGAACATGGGCACACAAACCCCTAGCACATCTTGGCAGGGAATTGATGGTGCTGCACAATTTATTGCTCATCAACGTCTGCGTGATGTAGTTGGCAAGCTTAAAATAAGCCAATCACAGAACATTTATGACGCTGATTTTGAATATGGCGTACAACCTTTGCGCTGGGAAAACGTACTTCAAAACGTTTCAGGACAAGCTTATATTGTTCAAAACCCAGGTTTGGGTGGCGTATCGATGAACATTGGTGGCGGTAATACACCTGGTGACATCACAATTCGTCAATCTCGTCCTTATCATAGGTATCAGCCGGGTAAGACCATGTATATGGCTTCCAACGTAAACTTTGGCTCATCTGTGACAGGGCAAACCCAAAGGGTTGGTATTTTTGATGATTCCAACGGTATTTTCTTTTTGCAACAGGGTAACGTTTACACGCAAAACCCCGGCGCAATGTACGTTGTAATTCGTTCAGATTCAGGAACCTCTGGTGTTGTAGATCAAGTTATTCCTTGCGAACAATGGAATGGCAATAAAAACATTATCTATTCACTCGACTGGACTAAAGTTCAGATGATTTGGATGGAATATGCATGGTATGGCGCAGGCGCTTTACGCTGGGGTGTCGTTTTGAATGGCGAACCTTGGGTTCTTCATCAAGTTGGTACAGGTAACGGTATTGTTAATAACGTTTCTCAAGTCAAACCTTGGAGCCGTACAGGTAATTTGCCTGTTCGCTATGAGCAACGTGACAATGGAAGTAGTGCCGGATCTTTAATGACGCACTATGGCGTATCAGTATTGATTGAAGGCCGTATTGATACGCAGCGTGGTTTTACATATTCATACGGCAATGATGCCAAGACACAAACCAGAGCGCCTTCTACTGCTATTACTCGTTATCCGGCCATGTCTTTCCGCATGAGAGCAATTGGCGCTGATATTTTTGATCAGACCAACGCTGCTGCAACTGGTGGTTCGCCCACAACTTTGACAATTAGTGCAGCAACTCCTGCAATTAGTTCAGTGGTTGGACAAGCAAATGGCGGACAAGCATTGCTAACATTTGCCTCAGCTCATGGCTATGCTGTAACTAATACTGCTCAAGCTAACAATCCAGCGCAGTACATTACGTTAAGTTCATTTACTGAAATAGCAACAATTGTTACAGGTAATTATACTTTTTCAGGAACAACATTAACCGTCACTACGGCAGTGGCTACGGGAGCATTGCAACCCGGGCAAGTTTTGTCAGGAACAGGCGTTACAGGTTCACCAACCATTGTGAAGCAATTGACTGCAACAAGTTCTGCTGTTGGATCTCAAGCTTATTCAAGCGGCGGAGCTGTTGGATCTAGCGTAGTTGTATTGGCAGCAGGTACATCGTTTGCTGTTGGACAATTAATTGCTGGAACAGGCATTACACCTGGCACATTCATCACGGCTGTTAACGGAGCCACAATCACGGTTAACCAAGCATTTACTGCTCAGGTTTCTGGCACTGTGACATCCTACGCACCCGGTGGATTGGGAACTTACCAAGTTAGTTCTACGCAAACAACTGGATCAGGAACACTGACTGCAACTACAACGTATGCGGCACAGACATGGTTGAT